CATTTTCTTTTGATTTTTTGCTGTTACGAAGTTTTTCTAAATCTTTAGCACTAATTCCTTCTGGATCACCATCTAATTTTGCAATTGCTTTTTGTTTAGCAGAAAGCATTTTTTCTTCTGCAATCTTGTTTAGAAATGATGAATAATTAGCAGCCATGGCAGGTGCTTGTGCATATACATCTACTGATGGTGATGCTGCTCTATCTGAATACATCATATAGTCATATACTGAATCAATTTGATCTTTAGCACGAGAAATTTTTGATTGTAACCATGCTTCTAATTGCATATCGTCAGACATCATATCTGCTAGTTTACGTGACTTGTCACAAATAGCATTCAATTCTGCCTTTGCCATTTCGCCTTCGTAATCCATATCTGCTTCTTCTTTCATACTTTTACGAGGAGTATGTCCATGAGATTCAGAAATGATAACTTTAATATCTTCAACCGGAACATCATACTCAATACCATGTTCAAACATGATATCATAATGAGTTACATAACCTTCACCTTCTGATGTTTCAACAATAGTATGTTCGCCCGGAATACAAGTTCCAAAACCCCATTGTTCATGAACAATATGCTTGGCACAATCATGCTTTACCATCTTGGCAACTTCTTTAGTACGCATGTTTAAATTTTTATCGTTCTTTGAAGTATAATCTTTACCAAATGTTTCATGATTGGCTTTTGCAAAAGTATCTTTTTCTTCTGCAACTTTCTTAGCTGTAGCAGTAGCAATCGCCATCTTTTTACTCATTGGCATGCCAGGATTTTTCTTTTCTATTGCCTTAGCGATTTCTTCGCGTTTATTCATTTCTGCTGTTGTAAGATGTTTTTCATCAAGTTCTGCTTCTTCATTAGTAGCAGATACTTTTGGTTCATTAACACCAAGAGCTTTACCCCATTTTTTACGAAGTGCAAGTTCACGACCTGGAGCACGTTTTTCATTATCTTTTGGTGAGTTATAATCTGGATTTGTTTTTCTTAGATAGTTATTAAGAACATGACCGCCATGTTTAAGTTCGTCAATCGCTTCAACTTCTTCTTTGTGCATGTGTTTAGCACGCATTTTAGAAAGAATAGCACCAGCTACTCTCTTACCAGCTTCTTCTGAACCATAACGTTCTGCAGCACTCTTAGCAATCTTATCAAAGTTCTTGCCAGGTTTACCAATGTCTTCACCATGACGTGCAGCTTTTGCTGAATACTTGGCTTCTTTAATATCTTTATCTTTTTCTGGATCTTCTTTCATTTTGAGACCCTTATCATAATCTTCTCTTGACTCATCGTCATCTTTATAAATTTCTTTAGACGCAGTAGGAGCATCCATTCTACGAGGACGACCATTAAAAACAACATCTTGATCTGTTACACCAGGAACAACTTTTTTGGCTGCAGCTATAGCAGCATTGATGTCGCCGTGCATTGCTTTGAAGTTAGTCTCACCTTGAGATAAAGGTTGTTGGACTTCTCCAATTAAAGTTTTATACGTCTTCATTTTCGATACCTTCGTCTGAATCTGCTGCTGTTTCTAATGAATCATCTTCATTAGCTGATGCATTACCAAAAACACTAGCAGCGACGTCAGCATACATATTATTAATTTGATCTGAGACTCTAGATCCCATCTCTGCAGCTACTACAGATTTTAAATCTGCTGCATTCTTATCCCAAGAAAATGCTAAAATATCTTCTACGTTGCTCATGTTTCCTCCAATAATTATGTTATATTTATATTATCTTGAATTTCCGATACTATTATGTTCTTGAACTTCCTATAGTAGGCACATTAGTTTTAGCTTTTATATCAGACACAGGTTTAGACGGCGGTGGTTCTGGAAGTTCTCCTTGTTGATCTTGTTGTTGTAATACAACATCAGAGCCTTCGTCTTTAATCTCTTCCATCATCTGTTTAATATCATCTTCTGTTTGTTTGAGAATGTTTTTTCTCACCCAAAGATCAGAATAAAATCTACCAATGTATGGTTCTACTTGTTGTAAAAGTTGTATTCTATTTTGTAATACTTCTGCTTCTTTAAATTCTTCAAAATGATTATCAATAGTAAAATCAAAAGATATAGCATTCTGAATAGAAGGCCAATCGGATTCTGATACAATGCCTTTAAGTATTAGTTGTTTTTCCAATGCTTTAGCAAATAATTGTGAGAAACGTTTACGAAGTCTACCAACAAATTTTGTAAATTTAACTTCGTCTCTTGAAATTTCAGCAGCACGTCCAAGATTAAATCCTGCTGAAGATGGTTCCAATCTTGAGATAGGAACATTCAATGCCTGATATAATTTACGTTGAAAATAATTTACATCTGAAAGCTCACCTAAATTCTGACCTGCTGGAAGAGTGGTAATTTCTGTACCACGATTACCTTCACGACGAGGCAACCAATAATCTTCAAGCATTGTCATATACTTACGATCATCACGAACTTCACCAGTAGAAGCATCGTAAACAAGACGATTCTTGTGTTTAACCATCATATCTCTGAGATATTGTTCTGCTTTGACTTTAGGTAAGTTGCCTACATCAATATAGAATATGCGGCGCTCTGGAGCTCTTGAGATACGATAGATAACCGTAGCATCTTCTAGAGTTCTTAATTGATTTAACGGTTTAATTGCTTTTTGAATATATGAATATACCAATGAATTGTTTTTATCCATTAGTCCTGATGTAACATGAATAACAGAATCAACTGATATTCTTAAACCAGCAGTGGAACTTGTATCCATGGGAATTCCGGCATTACCACCTGCAGGAAGAAAACTTCTGTCGTTGTAGACAAAATATTCTCTTTCAGTATTTGTTACAGTGATGCCGCTTTTTGATTTCTTTTTAACTTCGCGAATCTTACGAATCTTTCTTGGATCAACGTAGCGAAGTTCTTTAATACCTGATCTGGGATTTTCTTCATCAATGATGATATGATAGTACATTCTACCATCCACATACCATCTTTTAAATAATTCGTATGATTCAAAATTAAAATTGAACAGAGTTAGAATATTATCAAATTCTTCTCTAATTTTATCTTTTACTGGATCTGAATACTCAACCTTATCCAGATTGATTTCTACAATGTTATTGGCATCAGTATCAATAGCTTCATTGACAATATCGTCAATAGCCATTTCTAATTCTGGTTGTAATGCTATTTCTCTATATTTGGAAACTAATTCCGCTTCCGTTCTCGCTGTGCCATCGAGATCAATATATGTGCCATATGCGCCGCCTGCGGCAACAACCATGGCACCATCATCTTTTAACTCTGGAGCAAAAGAATCTACGGGTTCTTCATTTTTTCTAGTGATACTAAAACCAAATAACTGCATAATAATGTTTTTCCTTAAGAAAGAGAGCCGTTAATATGTTATATTTATAACGGCTCTCCACTCTTAATTTTTACGAACCGCCAGCGTTTCCGGTGATGCCATTCAATACTTGGAATGTATCATATTGGAATTGTACTTGGAATTCTTCAATCACGTCTGTGTCTGCCCAAGCAAGATCAATTGGAGCAACAACTTGTGGGAAGATTCCGTTAAACTGATATGTTCTAAGAATCTCACCAGCCTTGCCAAATTGAGTAACTGTTGCTTGTGACTTATAAAGACTTGGTGCACCAGATCCAAGAGCAGTTCTATTTGTTTGATAAAGACTAATGTAATTATTCCATTGTTCCATTGCATTTCTTACTGCAAAGTCCTCGTCATTGATAATAGTAACTGTCCATGGGGCAAACACACGGTCGCCAGCCATCTTAAGTTTTCTTCCGAAGTAAGGTACTTCAATTAATCCTAGTTCAGAACTTGGTAATTGACCTGTCTTACAAAGAAAAGGTGTCTTAAGATCTGCTACAGGATTAATAGGATTACTAATAATTACCTGGAATAAAGAGGGTCTAGCTCCACCGAAGGTAAGCTGTGCTCTGATATCGTTAATATTGAAAGCCATTTGTCTAACCCTCCCTCTTAAAATCTACCAACAATTTCTTCGAATTCTACGCCAGTGCGTACAGCCACGAAGTTTAGCTGGATAAAGTTAATAGAACGAGCAGGTTTAATATAAATATCGCCTCTGAACTCATTACGATCAATAACTTCTGGAGTATTATTTGTATCATCACAAACAACTCTGAAGTCATAGATACCTCTGCGTCCCTGTACATCTCTTAGATAAGGTTCGACTAGATTACGGAATGAAGCTCTTGTAAATTCATCATTGAATTCGAATAATGTGAACTTAGAAGCTGTAGCGATTGCCTTCTCAAGAACAATGAACAATCTACGTACATTGATTCTATCAAATGCTGATGGCTTAGCAAGTAGAGTCTTATCTCCATACAATATAACGCCCTGACCTGGGAAGTTAACAACTGGATTAATTCCGTTCTTATAAAGTTGATCACGGTCTGCTTTGTCTGGATTGAATGCTAACTTAACAACATTTTTAATTTGACCTCTATTAAATCCTGCTGGTGAGAACCAAGGATCACGAATATTATCTGTTCTTACACAAAGACCAGCAGTATCGCCATTCATTGGAACCCAACGATATACATCGTTATACTTGTCGTATTGATACTTGTAACCAGAATCAAGAACAGCGTATGATGTTGATCTTAGAAGATTTCTATAATCAATAACATTCTGTAGTTCATGAGTTGGATTATTAACAGTAGCAGATTGAGGAGGAGAAACAAATGCTACACAATCTTTTCTGTATTCACAAATGTTGTCGATAATGTAATTGGCAAGAACTTCTCCAGATCCGCCTCTTGCTTTACCAACAAGAATTAATGAAATATCAATATCTTCTGCTGATTTAAATTTATCATAAGCAAGTGCTAATTTAGAAACTGAAATTGTATTGCAATCATCTCCATCGGATCCGTAACCGAATGAAATAATTTTATTTGAAGTTATGTTAGATGCTGGGAAATTTTCTTTTGTATCAGAAGATCCAAGATAATCTTGAGTTACCCAAACATATTGTGAACTTTGATTAATCACATCTTTGTAATAAATTGAGCCACCTTGTTCACCTTTAGCATCTGTTGCTCTAGAAAGGTTTGGCCAAACTTCAAGAATTTGTCCAACAGTTCCAGTAAACGCACCATCTTCATCAGTAATAACGACATGAACTTCGTCTTGAATGTTAGTATTTGATGTTCTGTTTGCAACATAATTTGAAATTCCAGGAGCTTTATCTACAGAATTGAAATACTCCCATTGCTTTGTAAACAATGTTGTAGAACTTGTAGTAGGTTGTTCTACAGTATAACTATCTCTTTGTTTAAATACATCGTCAAATGTTACATTAAACCATGAATTGCTGCTATTAACAGTACCGTTTGCAATATATGTAGATACAGTATTTCCAATTGAAGTGATCTTCATATATTGAGTACCAGTAACAGTATTTCCTACAAATAACACATCGCCTACAGAAATTCTAGTTTTCATATCAGCTGCCATAAGGTTAGCAGTAAATGAGTTGGCTGAATATCCGAAATATATGTTAGCTGTGCTAGAACCTACTGCTAATGTAAAGCCAGTATTTGCATTGCTGTAATTTAAAATAGATGAGTTGGATCCAGCATATGAATCAATATTTGCTGAAAAAGCATTTGAAGAAGGACAAATTGAAATTTTAAGTGAATTACCTAAAGCACCTGCGTATTTTGCAACAAACGGTGTATTAGCATTGAATGTTTGATTATCAAAAAGTGTATGATTTTTTACTTGAACACCAAATGTATAAACATTAACATTAACACTAGAGTTACTAGCTGCAGCAGAAGCTGTTACATCTAATAATACACCAGTAGGCAAGCTAGTAGCATTATTAGGTGCGGAAATACCAGTATTTGCTACTGCATTGTAAGTAGTATCACTTGCTGCTCTTGAAATATAAAGTTGATTACCGTATGCTAAGAAGTTAGCTGCAGTAAAAAATGTTTCGAAATTGTTTGCTGTTGGTTTACCGTATTGATTAACTAGTTCATCCTCAGAAGAGATAAGAACTCTCTCTTCAATCGGACCCCAACGAAATACTCCTGCAAAAGCACCTTCCGTAGAAGATACTGCAGGAACAATAGTTGTTAAGTCAATTTCTGATACGTTAACACCAGGACTTATTTGAAATGGCATTGGTTTCTCCTTTTATAATATAACAATTCAATATCTTGTATGTTTATTTATAAAATTTCAATTTAGAAGAAATTTTTCAAATTCCCAGTCAGATAATACTCTGATATTTGTATCTTCTCTGCCATCATCAATGATTCCGAAAGGAGTAAAATCATCTTCTACTTCTTCCACGATGCGTTTTCTTATATCTGTATTTGACACATCTTTGAAGTAATTCTGGTTCACCATCCAGGCAAATAATACCAGACACATCACAAGATCGTCATGATATCCGTCTTCTGCATTATATGATGTACCATCCACAACATACGTAGAAAGTTCGTTAATAACATCATAATCATTTAGTAAAATTTTATCAGTTTCTATGATAGATTTTAAATTAGAACAACCAATTCTTTTGGTTACTTTGGTTGTTTTAATTCCCAATCTATTTTGATTACCAGCAGATCCAATAATTGTACCTTTTCTACCGCTCATTTTAGTCATTACGACATTTTCGTATTCAAGATCTTGGTGTAAAATATTAACTACTTGAGAGCCAATATTAACTTCAACCAATACAGAAGCTTCATTATAATATCTAGCTATACTTTCAATAAGAGTGGGAAACAATAGTTGTGATATATTGGCATCTTTATATGTTGCTACTAACTCATAAGGAATGGTAGAACAATCAACAATAACAAAAGAAGAACTATCTAAACCTAATCCTTCGCTTACATCTACTGTCATAGAATATACGTGATCTTTAATGGGCTCTTTATATATTTTTACACCGTGTTGTTCTCTAAATGGTGTATTGAATACAAGTTTAGATAATACATTAGGATGGATGAGAGTATTTGTAGAACCTAAAAACTCACACTCAAATTCTTGTCTAAATTGATCAATAGAAGTACTTCTTATCATCAAGTCCTTCCATTTTTCATCTCTACCTGGAACATCTGACCAGTGAACATCTACTCGGGCATAATCGTTATTACTGTTAACAGAATCCATCCAAATTTTATAAAATAAATTCATTCCATTTGGAGTAGAAGTAATAAGTAATTTAGAAGATGCACCAGATGTGATTGTCGGAAATACGGAAGCAAAAAAACTATCTTGTATATTTCTTGGTACGAATGCAAACTCATCCAAGTAAATAAGATTGTAAGATTGACCACGAACAGCTGATGAAGAAGTTGCAGACGCTAAGATCTTAGAACCATTTTCTAATTCTATGTTACCTTTGTTCCACTCTACTATACCTTGTTGAAGCCATTTAGGTAACCATTCATATGCAAGTTGAACACGAGAAAGAATTTCTCGAGCTTGTACTTGTTTATTGGCTAGAACAGCAACATTAAAGTTTTCATTAAAAAGAATTTTATGTAAAAGATAACCAACAACACCTGTTGTTTTACCAACCTGACGAGGCATTTTACATATAGTAAAACGATTATCGTCAAATACTTTAAACATTTTTTTCTGATATTCAAAAGGTTTGAACTGTATTAGACCTCTATCAACAGAAACGATCTTTACATAGTTCTCACAAAAATAATTTACATCATTAGCACATTTAATGTACTCTTCAATTTGTTCTTTAGTAAATTGAAGTTTGACGTCTTTATTTTTTAGGTTTTTATTGCCTAAGTAAATATCAGCCATTTGAATTATCTTTAATCATTTTAAGAAGTTCTGCTGAAGAACCCACAAAAAGATTATTGTTTGTGATGTTTTTTTGTTCTGGCTCTTCATGTTTTTCTAATTCTTTTTTAGTTTTAGCCAGAGTAAGCAAATCTTTATTGGCATCTACCATTGTTTTAATTAAATTAGTAACAACTTCGTAAGCACGCGGAGATTCAGATTGTTTAGCAACATCTATAATATCTTCAAGAGCGCTGCTACCTTTTTCAATTACGTCGTAAAGGTTTCTTCTTGCATATTCATAATCATCATTTTTTTCTGCTTTTAATGCAGGAAGAACAGCAGTTAAACGACCCGGAGAGTCAATAATAGGTTCCAATCCTAAAGAATTAGAAATCACATCTTTTTTCATTATATGTTATCTTCCGTTGTGATAATAAATCCATAATTATCGTTTTCATCAATTTGAGAAAGTGCAACTGATAGATCTATATTGGCAGTTGGTTCTCCAGTAGCAGTTAGACCTGGTCTGATTATTGTAGTAACCATTCCTGTGTTGGCAGTAGAGTCTGCATACAATACAACCTGACTGAGTTTAATAAGTTTGCTTTCTGTAACAGGACCAAAGAAATAACATTTCATTGTAAAATCCAAAGTAAATGTTAGAACTCTTCTTGTTATAAAATCATTAGCATATGTATCATCAATTTCTACACTATTTAAAACAAGAGGAATATCAGTAACATTATCAAAATCATTTCCCAATAATTTTGCTGATACTGTCCATTCTGGCGTAAAATAAGGAAGAATTTGCTCTACAATACGTAAACCATCTTCCATTGTTTTTGCCATAATATCAAGTCTAAATCCAATATTATAAGGAACAGGATTAAATACTTTATCATAAACATTTACACCATTGAGATTTTTTCTAGATGCAATTTTATTAATAGTTTGTAATTTTCTGTTTGGATCGTATGCAATAGAAGCAATTTCAAATGCCATGCGCGGTAATTTAATAGCAGTTAATGCCACAGCATCAGGATTATCTTCAATACGAGCCAAGAATTTTTCTCTTGGACCATATGCAATAGGAACCTTAAACGTCTGTTCAAGACCTCCAGAAGAATTTTTACGTTCTATTTTGATGTTATTGAATAATGTTCCAAATATAATAACATATTTTTTAAATAGTGAATTATAAAAAGGTGAAGTACCTATCATTATGCCCTCTTATCTGCTTCACTAAATGGATCTTTTTCAGTAAAATCTAAGAAATCTAATCCTGCTGTTTCAAATATATCGTTTTGTGATGTTTGATCTAGATAATCAATATTATATTCTTCTTTAATTATTGTATAACCATCTTCAGTAAATAACTGAATAGCGCCTTCTGTTGTCATAATATAAGGATCAGTTGTTGTAAGAAACGCATTATATGTCTTGTCAATAATATCAATACCAGTATTGAATATTTCATTAGAATATTCAAACAACTCACAAACGACATCATACATCTGCAAAGCGCCCATCTGATAAAAGATAGGTTTCTTGTTGACATATTTGATAGTATATAATGCTTTGGTGAAAGGAAAGAAAACTAAATCACTTTCTGTTGGTCTGTCTCTTCTAAGTACCGAGCCTACTTCGTTCTCGAATACTCTCAGAGCAACTGAGAATGTAATCTGATCTCTTACCTCTACACCAAACTTTGAAAGAAACTCACCGTCTCCTTCAAACCCGTCAACATTTCTAATATACATTTCTATTTGAATAGCTTCACCATACTCAGAAAATTCTTGTTCTCTAAAGGCATTATCTCTATTAATAATTTTTCTTGGAATATAATAGTTATCAACACCGTGTATTTTGATTGATTCAATCACAAGATTTTCTATCAGGTTTTGTTCACCCGACGAAGAAAAATTATTGAAAAAGAAATTGGTTGCCATGGGTGCTAACCAATCATATCTGTAACTGGAAGTGAATAGCTTGATATCATTTCTGCTTCTAATTTATCGATTGCTTCATGAGAATCGTTATATATCTTTTCGCCATTAAATTGCACACCACCCGGAAGCTGCATACCAATAAATTTAGTAAGATTAGAACCCCATTGTTTCTTAATCAATTCTGTAGCATATCTTTGCAACCATCTGTCGTTCCATACATCGTTATACTCTGTGGGATCCACAATAGAATATGCTTCTACAACAAGATAATAACCAGGAATCAATTTGTTCCAATCAGTATCTACATAAAGTTTATTTGTGTTTCTGTTATAACGAATAGGTTGTTTACCAACAAGAAGTTGTTCTAATAATTGAATTTGTTGAAATGCCATGTAATACGGAACCATTGACTGATATGTCAATGTATAAAGATCATTAAGAGCAATCTGATATCTGATATTAAAGATGTTGTTAACAGCAATATAATCGCCAATATCAAATATACTTACAGCACCAATAATATTTTGTGGTAGTGTAATATACTTGTTATCAATATCTTCTTGTGTAATAACTTTTTTATAGAATTGTTTTTCTGTACCATCAAAGTGATAGTCCCAGTAATATTTGAGAGCTTCGTCAATACGATCTTCAACTTGATCATCATCTACGTTAATTTCAATGACAGGTTTGCCTAGTTTACGTAAGCAATACTCTTTAAAATCGTCTCTAGAAGAAATAGCCATTAGTTAATATCCTTTTTTAGATATTTATATCTTTTAAACATACAATATATTTACAGCACCATTAGAACCAGAAGCACCTGCACCACTATATGTACCATACGATTCAGTAGCGCCACCGCCACCGCCACCATATAATCCACCTATACCATCGATGCCTGTAGTTGTAGAAGTGCCGCCGGCTCCTCCGTTTGAGCCACCTCCACCACCTTGTCCTTGAGTGCTAGAATATACGCCGTCTGCCTTTTGACCAAACATACCAACACCACCACCGCCTCCAGAAGTTCTTTTAGTATAAGGTGAATAAGCACCACCAGCACCACCACCGCCAGAACCATTTGTACCTGCACCCATATAAGTCCATGAAGGTCCATTACCACCACCATTTCCTTGGCCAGATCCACCATTACCAGCATAACCACCAGCGCCTCCGCCGCCACCACCAGTTCCTGTGTCTTGTCTTACATCACCGCCGTGTCCACCATTTCCACCGCCATCACCAACATAATTACCACCCGTACCTCCTTGGCCAAGATTGTTTCTACCACCTTGTCCTCCGCCTCCTGCAACAGTAGTATTGTTTATAAACCAGCTTTGAGCTCCATCTCCACCAAGACCTTGTGTACCAGTACCACCATCTCCACCGCCACTGCCACCACCACCAACAAAACCACTATATTGTGTTCCTGGTGTTACAGTTATTATTTTCCAACCTAAACCAGCACCGCCACCGCCTCCTCCAGGAGTAGTTGCACCACCTCCTCTTGTAGAACCCGCGCCGCCGCCACCGCCACCAACAGCAACAACAAATATAGTAGTGACTCCCGTTGGACAGGTCCATGTAAATGAACCAGGTGTTGTAAACAAATTATTCCTTAAAGTTACACCACTTACAGAAGGCCAAGAAACATTAACCTTTTGTTGATCTGTTAATTCTTGGAATTGTAGTGTCCATAAGCCAGGATATGCAGGAGAGAAAGTATATGACTTAGTAGTTCCATTGTTTACTACTGTTGGAATAACTGATCCTGCTGGTTTAGAAACAACATTCAAATCTGCAAAGGTTGCTGGATAAGATATAATTGCACCACCATTTCCTCCTTGGCCTCCACCGCTTCCACCTGCATTAGTTGCACCACCATTTGTTTGACTAAATGCAGATAGGGCAGAACCAGTAACAGAAGCTTGATAAACTTGACCAGCAGTACCTCCTCCTGCAGATGAGCCATGATCAACACCTGGACTACCACCTGTACCACCATAATAACCACCACCACCTGCACCGCCACCGCCACCATCAGATCCACCTCTATCTTGACCTTGTGCTCCAGCATATGTTGTACCATTACCACCTGTTGGTGTTGATCCTCCAGTACCACCATTATAATCTAGATTTGCACCACCTCCACCACCACCACCAGGTGCTACCGCTTGGAGTATTCCATTATAAAAAAATACAGTAGCTGCTCCACCACCACCACCGCCACCAGAACTACCACTACCACCAGCATTACCACCTCTACCACCTGAAAAATCATAAGTAGTTCCTGCTACAGAATAAGATCCTGAACCAGCGCTACCGCCACCACCACCAGAACTACCTACGCCAGGACTACCTGCACCACCAACACCAAGATACATTATTTTAGACATATCAGATGTTAATGTAAAAGATATTTGAGTACCAGAACCACCTGCTCCACCTGTAGCTACATCATTGCCTGCACCACTACCACCAGCACCATTTAAAAGAACATTTATATAATTTGGAAATGATGTATTATAGAATGAAAAAGTAGTGCTTCCCAAAAACGTGTAAATATCTTGACCAGCATACAAGGATTTTACAACATTAGCAGGAACAGAAGCATTGTATCTTGGAAAGTAATTAGTTGGAGTGGCAATAATTACAACACCAGATCCACCAGTTCCTCCTTGAAACCCATAACCTCCCCCATTTCCACCATTTCCTCTATTTGCAGTACCTGCAGTTCCTGCTCCTGAATTATTGTTATAATTTTGCGCTGTTGTAGCAGGTGATTGATTAAAGCTTGCTCCAGCATAACCACCTCCACCTGCCCCACCTGCTCCTAGAGGATTTACAGAAATACTAGGTGTAGTTCCATTACCACCAGCAGGTTGTGTTGATTCAGATCCATGTGTGGTTATGGTAGTACCAGCACCACCAGCTCCTGCACCTCCACCACCAAATATAGGTCCCCACACGCTAGCTGAAACACTAGATTGAGGACGTGTTATAGTAAATGAAGCCATAAGTGAGGCATTAGGATATACTGCACCTCTCTTATTAGTATCCCAATAAGCTCCAATTGTAAATGTGGTACCATCCCAAAATGAAGCAAAACTTAAAGTTGAAGTATCTCTTGCTGCAGAAAAAGAAGCACTTCCATAATACTTGCCATTTGTTGTGTTAGGATTTCCTCCTGGAAATACTGTAGCACCATTTGCTATAGTATAATTAAAAGGTCCATTTCCCGATTCTTGAGAATCAGCAACCCATCTATCAACAGTTAAAATTATACCATCAGTAGGATTTACATTTATTCTAGCATTTAAATAACCAGCATAACCATAACTATCATAAGGCATTCTCACACCTTGGAATCCACCATTAGTTCCTATAAGTCCGCTTGATGCATTGGATGGCATTGTAGGATTAGTATTGAAGTTTGCAGCAAATCCTGGACTTGGTGGATAATAAATTGTTGTCCAACCAGTAGTTGCTATTACTAATGCGGTACCAGGGACATTTGTAGTTGAGTTACCAGCACCACCATTGTAAACTGCTCCACCAACTGCACCTCCTGTACCTCCAGAAGAAGTTGTTCCTACAGTAGCACCTGCAGCACCTCCCTTTCCACCTAAGGCAGTTACAGTAGTAATTGAACCACCTGATAATGAAGAGCTTCCTCCATCACCACCAGCTCCACTTGTTGATGCTGCTCCTCCTGCTCCTAATGTTATAGTATATGATGTACCAGGAACAATAGCAGGTCCAGTAAAAATCACTTGACCTCCACCTCCACCACCACCAGCACTATAACCACCACCGCCACCACCCCCAACAACAACAGCATTTGTTGGTAGTCTTATGTCGTAGTTATATCCAGCGAGAACATTAAAAATTGACATAAATTATTGACCAGCCAATTTATTTACTTTTGCTGTTAATTCTGCTAATTGAGTTTGTAATTCAGAAAGAGTTGGTTCTGGAGGAGGAGGTGGAATTACAGGTGGATTAGGATCTATAAAAGTTGCATCTTTCTGCCACACCCATCCTATCGAGATTGGATGTGCTCCATCTAATACTACTATCATAAACTCAGATTCAAATCTACTATCATCATCCCAAACAATTATATTTTCTACTATGTTATCAGAATTGACTAATGCTGCTTTTTTACCTGTTAATGTAATAGACATATTATGCATACTCCGTAATTCTAATTACACCTTGAGCTCCAGCTTGGCCACCAGCACTATTTGCTCCATAACCTGCACCACTCGCACCACCACCATATAAACCACCAGCAACACCGTTACCTGCAGCATTGCCATAGCCTCCACCACCTAGTACACTATTTCCACCAGTACCACCAGCACCATAGTTACCATTATTTCCTGTAAGACCACTCGCACCACCACCACCAGCTATATTAAGGTCACCTCCAGAGCCAACTCCACCTGCTCCACCTGGTCCAATACCGTTGTTGTTACCATTACCACTTGTTCCACCGCCCCCACCTGTGGCAGTTAATGTAGTAGGTCCAACAAACGTGGTAGTACCACCTTGAGCTGCAATCGTGCCACCAGGTCCAATAGTATATGAATATGTTGATGTTGGAGTTATTCCAGTAAAGAATTTAGCAGCATATCCACCGCCACCGCCTCCACCGCCTCCGCCGCCACCGCCTGACGTTGGTGGTCCGTTACCACTACCTCCACCACCACCAACAACCTCAACATATATTTTTGTTGTACCAGTTGTTGGAGTATAAGTTCCAGAAGCAATTAATATTCTTACACCGACAAGGCCTATATTACTGCCATTAGTTCCATTAGTACCAGCTGATCCTGTATATCCAACAGGACCTTGTAATGTACC